GGGTCAATTACAAGCTTGGTTACAACTAACATACGCAACATATTCAGCAACACCATGTCCACCGCCGGTTACTGTGGTTCAACAAACAGTTGTCCAACAAACAGTAGCACAGGCAGTAACACAGGCGGCGGCGGCGGCAGCTTCTGCGGCGGCATCATCGGCTGCGTCTGCTGCGGCATCATCAGCGGCGAATAGTGCGGCAAGTAGTGCCGCATCCTCATCCGCCTCGTCATCTGCGGCTTCATCTGCAGCTTCATCATCAACCCCACCACCCACATCAAGTTCTTCCTCAAGTAGTTCTTCGTCAAGTAGTTCTTCGTCAAGTAGTTCATCATCTGAAGGTAGTTCTTCATCGGGAGGTAGTTCATCAGAATCAAAAACCGAAAGTAGTTCTGAATCAAAAAGTGAATCAAAATCTGAAAGTAAAACCGAAGAAAAAAAGGAAGAGTCAAAATCGGAATCAAAAGAGGAAAAGAAAGAGGAATCTAAATCTGAAGAAAAAAAGGAAGAAGAAAAGAAAAAGGAAGAAGAAAAGAAAAAGGAAGAAGAAAAGAAAAAGGAAGAAAAGAAAAAACAACAATCTCAAAACCCTACATTAATCGCATCAGATTTGGCAACAACTGAGGAACCGGATGGTAAATATAATGTGATGGCGTCCGTTGGTATATCGAAATCATCACTAATGGGTGATGTATCTTACAGTGCGAATGTTATGGTTTGGTCTTCTTTAAATCAATTTGCGTTCTCAGGAGGTATGACAAAAATGAATATGGATGATAAGGGTAAACTATCCTCAATAAATAGTTATTCAAGTACTGTTGCATATATCAAAGGTAGTTGGATGGGGTTATTGGGATATACTTGGATTAAACCACATCCTAAATTAGGAACTTTTGGTTATAACGTTGGATTGATTACTTTATTGTTAAAAGGAACCGAACAAAAATACGATTTAAATCTATCAACATCAGCTGTGGCATTTTGGACTAAACCGTATCAATATAATAAAAAGTTAACGGTATCACCTCAAATATTTACAATGTATTCTCCATTGAATTATAACACATTCTCAGGGGGTACCACAGTTGGTAGACATTTTGGATTTTTAGTTGGGTCGAGTTTTGATTATAAAATTACTAAACGATTCGGTTTTAGTTTTAACTATAAAATGAATTTAAACACTCAACCCGGAACAAGGATTACAAATAACTTTTTAATTGGGTCTAGGATGATGTTATAAAAAAATCCCCCAGTGTGGAAACACCGAGGGATATGACAAAAATAAATAAATGTATCCTTACGATTGATACATTTAAAATATAATAAATGAAATTTACATTGTCAAGTCAAAATGTAAATTTTTTATTTTTGAACAAGTTTCGTAGTCCTCAATCTGTTCAAAATATGGCATCACATCTCTTACAAGTATCTTAGTTTGAGTTTTTGAGAAATTAAATTCAGTATCCCATTCTAACCCACTAATCTCACTGACAACTAATAGTGATAATGTTTTCTTTCTTGATGTTTTTAAACCCTCAAACACATCTAAAATAGATTTATATATAACACCTTTATTGGCATCATAAAACTCAGTAAAATCATTATAATTGTCTTTAATCTCCAATCTGATGAATGGTTCTTTTTTTGGCATGTTGTAATTTGTTAAAGGTTATTTATTAATGACGTTTTTATCAAATGCATCAAATCGTTCTTCTAATATATGAATTCTTTTTTCAACGACTGATAATTTGGACTTATAGATATTAATGGTAAACCATAACAATCCAAGTAATGCTAAATTTAAGACAAATAATATCTTTTCTTTTGATTTTTCTCCCATGTGTTTAAAATTTAAAATTAAAAAAACGGGGCCGAAGCCCCATTTCTTATTTTACTTCTTCGATTTTGGCCGTACTGTCATTCACCGCAGTACCGACGTTAGTTGAATCCAATACAGTCGAATCTGTTGTTGTTGCCGTTGAGTCTGTTGTTTCATTTGAGGTAGACCCTGAACCACATGCCGCTAATGTAACTGATACAATAACTGCGAATACTAATATATATTTTTTCATACTAATGTAAATATACATTTAATTTTTGACAAAACCAAATAAAAATAAAAAACCCCAACTGAGAAGTCGGGGTTTAAGGTCTTTCGATGGGTTCAACCCCATTTACTTTTGAAAAAAAACGAAAAGGTAATCGACAAAGAGAACCTCCGAGATATAAATATATATAACTTTACCGAAAAGTCAAATATTTACATTATTTTTTTTCCAATTGATAAAATACCATCTTTGTTACATTTAATATTTACCAATTTACCTTCTTTTATCTTACCTCTTAAGATTTCATCACTTAAGAAGTCCTCACAAAGATTTTGAATGATTCTTTTTATCGGTCTTGCACCGTAACCTTCATTTTTATTTAAAGATAAAATCTTCTCATTAACATTCAAATCGAAACTAATGATGTAATTTTTTTCTGCAAGTCGATTAACTAATTTGGTTAATTCGATGTTAATAATTTTCATTAACACATCATCAGTCAATGGATTAAACACAATAATATCATCAATTCTGTTTAAGAATTCAGGACTAAATTGTTGTTTTAAAGATTTATCAATAATGGTCTTTTTAACTTGGTCACTTTGATTTTCTTTAGACGTAGTGTTAAATCCAACACCTCCTCCAAATTCCACAACTTTTTTTGCTCCGATGTTTGATGTTAAAATGATTAATGTGTTTGTGAAATTTACTTTTCTACCGAATGAATCGGTTAAATGTCCCTCATCTAAGATTTGAAGTAACAAATTAAACACGTCTTTGTGTGCCTTTTCTATTTCATCGAATAAAATGACAGAGAATGGGTTATTTTTAACTTTCTCAGTTAATTGACCCCCTTCATCATAACCAACATAACCAGGAGGAGAACCGATTAATCTCGATACACTGTGTTTTTCCATGAACTCACTCATGTCAACCCTAATAACGTTTTCTTCCGAACCGAATAATGTACCTGCAATTGTTTTAGCAAGAAATGTTTTACCCACACCTGTTGAACCTAAAAAGATAAATGAACCAATAGGTCTTGAGGTATCTTTTATACCGACTCTACTTCTTCTTATTGATTTTGAAATGATTGAGACCGCATTTTCCTGTCCAATAACCTTTTCACCTAAAATATTTTCTAATTCAAGTAATTTTTGTGTTTCGTTAACATCCAATTTGGTAATAGGTACTCCCGTCATTTCAGATACGATATTATACACATCATCGATGACAACTGGTACCTTATTATCTTTTTGATTTATTATCCAATTTTCTTTTTCCTCCTCTAATTTTTTCTGAACTTTTTTCTCATCATCTCTTAATTTAGCAGCCAATTCGTAGTTCTGATTTTTTACAACCAATATCTTTTTTTCCTTAATAGTGTCAACCTCTTTTTTAAGTTGTTCAATTATTTCGGGAATTTTAGTTGAGACTTTTTTCTCTGAACCCAATTCATCTAAAATATCAATAGCCTTATCGGGAAACTGTCTATCAGTGATATATCTCGAAGATAATAGAACAATTGTATCCACAACACCTTCACCATATGAAACTTTATGAAATTCTTCATATGATGGTTTTAAATTATTTAAAATTTCAGTGGTTTCACTTGCTGTTGGTTCTTTTAATGTGATTTTTTGAAATCTCCTAACAAGTGCACTATCCTTTTCTATATGTTTTTTATATTCGTCAAACGTTGTTGCACCTATACATTGCATTTCTCCTCTCGCTAATGCAGGTTTCAATATATTGGCAGCGTCCATCGCTCCACTCGCATTACCTGCACCAACCATGGTATGTAATTCATCAATGAATACAATAACATTTGGATTTTCCTGTAATTCATTTAAGATTGCCTTAATACGTTCCTCAAATTGACCTCTATATTTTGTACCTGCAACCAATGACGTTAAATCTAAAGAGACTAAACGTTTATCTAAAAGATTGTTTGGACAATTTCCTTTATGTATCATTATGGCTAATTTTTCAACTAATGCAGATTTTCCCACACCGGCGTCTCCCACAATTACTACGTTATTTTTCTTTTTTCGAGATAATATCTGTGATATTCTTTTAACTTCCTTATCTCTACCCACAACTGGGTCAATTTTACCTTCTTCGGCCATTTTGATTAAGTCCCTTGAGAAATTATCTAAAATTGGTGTCGATGAGCTAGTTCTTCTACTCTTTTGATTTTGTCTTGGTCCTTCTTCAAAGAAATCTACTGCCATATCTAATATTTTTTTAGTTCAATACAAATGTAACATAAATTATTCTAAAAAACAAACACATGTCAAAATGTCAAAAAATTGATGTTGATATTTATTAAAAAAAATCGTATATTGTATCATAAATAAAATATTATGGGAATTATATCAGAACAAATTAACGGTAAAATTATTAACGTTGACATCACGTCATCAAACATCAAATCAGCTCAGTACGACACTGAAACTGAAACATTAACCATCACTTTCAATAATGGCGGTATTTATGAGTATTATAAGTTCCCTTGGTCTCATTTCACCAAATTTAGAATGGCGGAATCCCAAGGTAAGTTCTTTAATACGAATATAAATGGTAAATATAAATTCCAAAAAATAAAATGATAGGTAAGTCCTTAGTTGATGAACTTTTTGAAGATAGTGAATTAGATAATAAAATTTTAAAGTCGTTTTCGGCTAAAGATGAGTTAGATAGTAACATTTTTAAAAAAGTTAAAGATTCATATAAAATGGATGATAAAGTTAGAGAGACTTTATTGAAGATTACCGATGAGTTCATTGATTTCATAGGAGTTGAATTTTTTGTTCATGATATCGTATTAACCGGGTCCTTATCAAATTACAATTGGTCTGAGTTCTCCGATGTTGATTTACACATATTGGTAGACATGGATGAGAATGGTAAAAGTAAAAAGATTAACAATGATACCTACCATCACTTAGTAAAAGAGTTTTTGGATGCAAAGAAGAACATTTGGAATGAAAAACATGATATCAAAATAAAAGGATATGATGTTGAGTTATATGTTCAGGATGTTGACGAAAAACACGTGTCTTCGGGTGTCTATTCAGTATTAAACAATAAGTGGATAGTTGAACCTCAGAAGACTAAGGAGTTCATCGATGACCGAAAAATAATCGAAAAAGGTGAAGAATATATGAAGTTAATTGATAGGTTAATTGAGAAATCAAAAACAAACTTAGACCTATCTGACCAAATTGAATCCTTAAAATCGAAGATTAAACGTTTCAGACAAAGTGGTTTAGAACAGGGTGGGGAATACTCTTACGAGAACTTAACCTTCAAATTATTAAGGAGAAACGGCTACATTCATAAGTTATTAACACTAAAAACGGATATAACAGATAAAAAATTGTCTATAACACAATAACAAGGGTTATTTTTTTCCGTATATCAATGTATTTATAGGATAAGAATAACTTCATTTAACAACACAAAAATGGGAGATTTAAAACCAATCGGTAGTGAGAAATTAAAAGGCGAGGATAAATTAAAAAGAATCCTTGAACTCACATACTTTAATGAAAATAAAAATACACCGACTAACCCTCGTGCGGAGATTATTAAAGAGTCTACAACAGGGGGTATTTACGGAATTGTCAAAGAAAAAGACAGTTACTATGTTAAAAGAGGTTTGAATGAAAGTTCTCTTGATTACATTGGTGGAATGTTTATGAAAAATAAGAATAGATTTTCATCATATTCAGAAGCGCTTAAGAGACTTGAACTATTAAAGGGACAAGAAGAATTACAAGAAGCAACAAAATATGTTCTAAAACAAAACAAACCTGTAGATATGCCAGCACCGTCTGTTGAGGCTCCAATGGCTCCTCCATCAGAAGTTGCAGCTGAGGCTCCATTAGCATTACCACCTGCTGAAGGTGATATGCCAATGTCTGACGCGGGTGTGGAAGAATTACCACCAAGTGGTGAGGAATTACCTCCAGCACCTGAAGAAGGTGAAGGTGGAGACGATTCTGACCCATTGAAGTTGATTCAAAAATTAACAGGTAAACTTGGTCAAAGATTAAGAGATGCTCAGGAAGACATGGAAAGTGATGACATTAAATATGTTATTAATTCAGTTGTATCTGCATTGAATTTAGATAAGTTAGATTCGGAAGATAAAGAAGAAATTCTTACACAATTCGAAGATGAAGATTCATATGAGGGTGAAGAATCACCTGAAATGGGAGACGAAATGCCAGCAGCACCTGAAACTGAAGATAGTGAATTAGGTGAAGAGAATGATTTCGCAATGGACGCATTAGAAAACTTAATCAACACATCATTTGGTGATGATGAGGATGAAGTTGATGAACCATTTGTTGTGTCTAAACCACAAGATACTGACGATTACAAAATGAAAATCAGTCCGGGTGGTGAAGAAGATGAGTACTTTAGAAGTACTTCAAGAGATTTTAATTCTGACTTTGATTTAGATGATGAGGATGATGAAGATTATTTCAGTTTTGATATCAAAGAAGAAGACCCAATTGGTGATGAACAAGGAATGACAGATGAAACTGTTGAATTAGATATTAACGAATTAACGGATGTTATTAACCAAAGTGTTAAAGAAGCGTTAGGAAAATACTTAAAATAAAATGTTTTTATTATACATCAATGAACTTGGAAGGGACTATAAAGGTCAACGACAATATGAGTTTATTTTCGGAAACGACATTGAGGTATTGGAAGACGAATGGTTTATAATTCCATCATCGGGTAGAGCAGTTCCACCTCAGATTGAGTTTATTGATTTAGTTGGGTTATTAAAAAACTCAGATTTAGAACTTGAACTTGTACAAAACTCTGATTATTTTGGAATGATTGACGCGGTTGATGGAATTGTTGCATTAGGATGGGAAGATTTTGATAAGGAATCAGAAGAAAGACCAATTAGAGTTTCTTTTCATTTTGGTGAAGAATATGAGACGGTTGTTGAAAAATTAGAATCTAAAGGTTTGGAATTAATAAACGAAGAAATTAAAGAATAATTTTGATGAAAAGAAATGAAATAGTACAAAGATTAATGGTGGAGGGGTTTTCTCCAAAAACATTAGTTAATATGACTGACAAACAATTAAACATGTTATCAGTAAGAATACTTTCTGAGGGAACAGTTATGATTCCAAAAGATAGTCCTACCTATGTTGCTGATGTCGAAGCAGCAAAAAAATCTAAAAAAACAATTGAAACTTACGAAGGTGAAGTTAAAGAAGATTTAAAGGGAAACCAAAAAAAGTTAGATAAAAACCATAACGGTAAAATTGATGCTCAAGATTTTAAAATACTAAAAGGTAAAAAGAAAGAAGTAAAAGAAGGTCGTTGTGGGAAGTGTGATTGTGAAGAATGTGAGTGTGAAAAGAAAGAAGTTAACGAATGGGTTGATTCTTTGGTAGAAAATCAGTATTATTCATTTACAAGTAAAAATGAAATTATGGAAATGATTAGTACAAAATTAAATGAACAAGGTCCTGCAATTGCTGAACCGGATATCGATGTTGAACCAGATATTAGAGAACCAAAAGTAAATCCTGACCAAGACCCCTTTATCGACCCATGGGAAAACCCTAATGAAGGTCCCGACCCAAGTCCTAAGTTTAAAAAAGATAGCTCAGAATTACCTGACTTTATGAGATTCAAAGACATTATAAATTCATTCAACTAATGGCCAAAGATAAAGTAACAAACAAAGAGAAGAAACCACTCATATTGGGTCAAAAAGAAGAACCGAAAGAACAAATGACGTTTGATGACGACAGTAGACCTAGTCCTGACGTTCAAACCGATTTATCAAATAAGGAAACTCCATTTGATAAGGTTGACTTCCCTGAAGCACCAGAGCAACATAGTAACTATGAAGAATTATTAGCTTCTGAAGAATATAAACACGCTTTAGATAAATTAGCAGAATATACGGGAGTTAGAAACATTGGTACAGGTATTAATGGTCAGTACGCTCAGTTATCGAATCAGGCGGCAAGAATATTACAAGAAGTAATGAGAGCCGAAACTTCACATGAGGAAGAATTGGAACAGCTGTGTGAAAGAATTATTAGAAATTATTTTAAAATACCTGAGAATAAGATTCAATTTGATTTTAAATTGGTTAAACAAGCAATAAAATTAAATAAAAGTCAAACTAAACAAGAGTTACAACAAAAAGAAGAAGAGTTAGCGGATGACGTTAATGAATTAAATCCTGAAAGAGCAAAAAGAAGAATAATTAACGCAATGACTCAAGGTCATGCTGTTGATGGTTCATATCTTTATGAGACGGTATCTACTGAATTAGAAGCTATTATGGGTGTTGAGGGAATTGTTGAGAAGTACTCAATATTTGTTTCAACAATGATGTTAGGATATTGGCAAATTCCAAATGAGATGATGGCGGCCGCTGGCGGTGGTGAAGGTGAAGGTGGTGCAGGTAAAACAAGAATAGACACATCAACAAATCCTCCAACAATTTACGCTGAGGCGATGATATTCCCTTTTTTAATACATGAGGCAATAAAAGGAGTTATGGAGTTTTTAGGTAAAGAAAGAAAACCTGAAAATCCTGAGAATTATGAAAAGGCCAAAGATTTAGAGGACCAAATACAACATGAAATATGGGACATTAGATTAGGTAGAGCAATTTGGAAAAGATTAACAAATCTTTATCCTAATGCAATTGTAACAGATGAAGAAAAAAAGAAAATACAATACTATATCTACGTAAACATTGCCAATTTACCCGTTAAAGAGTTTTTATTATTGTTTAAAGAAATAATGGAAGGTACCGAAATGGGTAGAACCTTAATCGGAGCCATATATTATGATTTATCAAGAAAGGTCGACAATGAAACAGTCACTAAATCTGAATCCGAGTTTAGGAGATTAATGGATGAACTGATGGAAAAAAATAAAGACGAGAATTTTACGGACTTTCTCTCACAAATGGGAATAGGGTTATCAAAATAAAATGAAGGTCTCAATTCGAGACCTTTAATTTTTATATTTATTAGTATGAGTAGAATAGAACAATTACATGAATATGCTCGAATAATTAAAGATGCACCATATGCGTTAAAGACGTATTTGCAAACATACGATAATACTCAAAAAAAATATGTTCCATTAGAACTGTTTCCTGACCAAATTCAATTGATTAAGGATTATGAAACTTATAATGAGAATATCACAAGAAAATATAGACAAGCGGGGGTTACTACGGTAACTGCAGCTTGGATTTCAAAAAAACTACAAACAGCAAAAAATACGGAACCTGAAAGGGTGTTGATAATTGCGAACAAACGTGATACCGCAATTGAGATGGCTAATAAAGTTAGAAACTTTTTAGAACAATGGCCAGAGTGGATTAACGTTGGGTTTTCACCCGATAAAAACTCAGAAAGTAGATTTAGATTAAATAACGGTTGTGAGGTTAAGGCAGTTGCAACCTCACCTGATGCGTTACGTGGTTTTACACCCACAATACTTGTATTTGATGAGGCCGCGTATATCGATGCGGGTGAGGATTTTTGGGCGGCATCTATGGCGTCCCTATCTACGGGTGGTAAGATTATTCTTATCTCAACCCCAAATGGATATGACCCAATTTACTACGGTGTTTATGACCAAGCGTTACGTGGTATTAATGACTTCCACATTACCGATTTAAGGTGGTTTAAAGACCCACGTTACACTAAAGATTTAAGATGGATAAAGTGTACTGATATTGTACATTATATGTTAAATAGGGAACAGTACAACGATGATGAGATTGTAATGTCTGATTTTGATATTGAGAAATATACAGAATACTTAGATGATGGTTATAAACCACTATCGTCGTGGTTCGAGTCTATGTCTAAAAAGTTTAAATACGATAGACGTATGATTTCTCAGGAATTGGAATGTGATTTCTTAGGTTCAGGAGATTCTGTTATTCCTGGTGATATTCAAGAAAATATTGCTAAAAACATGATTCGTATTCCAAATGAAAAATATATGCAGGGTACGTTTTGGCATTGGAAAGAACCAATACAAGGTCACAGATACATTATGGGTGTCGACGTTAGTAGAGGAGATAGTGAAGATTTTTCATCCATCAATATAGTTGATTTTGATGATAGAGAACAAGTGGCCGAATATATCGGTAAGATACCTCCAGATGATTTAGCCGCAGTTGCATATAAATGGGGACTATTATATGGTGCATTTATAGTAATTGATATTACAGGAGGTATGGGAGTTGCAACATCAAGAAAGTTGCAAGAAATGAATTATAAAAATTTATACATAGATGGTATCAATACTCAAAATATTTGGGAGTATAATAAGAAAGCAACGGAAAAAATACCCGGTATAAATTTTAACAACAAAAGAACACAAATAGTTGCCGCATTTGAAGAACAATTAAGAAAAGGATTCATTGTTAGGTCTAATAGATTATTAGGTGAATTGAATACTTTTGTTTATCTTAACGGTCGACCTGACCACATGAAAGGACAACACGATGACTCAATTATGAGTATGTCCATGGCATTGTATGCTGGTGACATGTGTTTCAATCAATTGGAAAGGAATGAGAACGCGAATAAAGCGATGTTAGAATCGTGGACTGTATCTGAAAGAACGTATGAACCAAATAAATCATTTTATTCTTATGGAACGTCATTTGACCCAATAGGATTAATGGCGACAGACGATAATTTATTTCACGGTGATAACCCATCAAACGTCTCAAAAGATACTTATAGAGAAAACTCATGGTTATTCGGTAAACGAAGATAACCATTGATTATTAGAGAAAAATAACTTAGATTGTTATAAATAGTATTTATAGATATGGCAAAACAAAATTTAACGATATTTCAAAAGTTAACTAAAACATTTGGTTTTCAAGGTCCTAATGTAGAGGCACCACCATCTTTTCAATTTTCAAAAGATGAGTTATTAAAAACCGACAGTAAAGAAGATTTTGAAAATGCGTTATTACAAGCACAACAGAATCAATATGTTGCCGATAAATGGGCAAAAATTGACCAATCGTTATATAACCAATCGGTATATTACGAACCAAATAGATTATCAGCTTATTATGATTATGAATCTATGGAGTTTACTCCTGAAGTTTCTGCTTCATTAGACATCTACGCGGAAGAATCGACAACGATGTCGGAGAAGGGTGAGATATTAACGATATATTCTGAATCTAAAAGAATTGAAAACATTTTAACAGATTTATTCAACAATGTCTTGGACATTAATACTAACCTACAAATGTGGGCGAGAGGTATGTGTAAGTATGGTGATGATTTTGTTTATTTAAAAGTAGACCCAGATAAGGGTGTAATTGGTTGTCAACAATTACCAAACATTGAAGTTGAGAGAATTGAGGGTGCGGTTCAGAAGGTACCAAATCAAACGGGGTTTAATACTAATACTAAATTACCATCTAGAGAATTAAGATTCGCATGGAAAAATAAAGATTTAGAATTTCAAGCTTGGGAAATTGCTCACTTTAGATTATTAGGTGACGATAGAAAGTTACCGTATGGTACATCTATGTTAGATAAGATTAGAAGAATTTGGAAACAACTTTTACTTGCTGAAGATGCGATGTTAATTTATAGAACATCAAGAGCTCCTGAAAGACGTGTGTTTAAAGTGTTCGTCGGTAATATGGATGATAAGGACATTGAACCTTACGTACAACGTGTTGCTAATAAATTTAAAAGAGACCAAGTTGTTGACCAAAAGAACGGTCAAGTGGATATGAGATATAATCAAATGGCGGTAGACCAAGATTATTTTATTCCTGTTCGTGACCCGGCACAAACAAGTCCGATTGAAACATTACCAGGCGCCGCGAATTTAGGTGAGATTGCCGATATTGAATACATCCAAAAGAAATTATTGGCGGCATTACGTATTCCTAAAGCATTCTTAGGTTTTGAAGAAGTTGTTGGTGATGGTAAGAACCTTGCTTTAATGG